CCGTAAAGAGACACAGTGAGAACTGAGAAGTGAGAGAAAACGGGAAGAGGCGAGAATACACGGGAATTTGAATGCGGGCGCGGAATGGCGATGTGAGAAGAAACGAGACCGAATCCCCTATTTAATCAACGAAGTGCAATATTATTTACCGTTTATGTGTCTCATGAGACAGTTTGACTACCACGCGCCTTTTGGACAGTGAAATGACGGATCAGTCCTCCGTTTTCCGAAGCAGCACCCTGGTACCAATTTACAGGCGAATCCTTCGACGGTTTCAGGGCACACTTTGCACACCTCAAAACGCCCCTTTGCAACGCCAGTGCAACCCTCTTGAATATCCCTTATAGAAGGGGTGAAAAATAGTGCGCCATTACGGATATCCAAGACACCTATTCCCGCGCGGATGGACAGGGACATACCGGAGACGGTAGCCGGGGCCCGCAAAATAGATCGGATGAGGTAATCAGGAAGATATGCAGACGGAAAACGTTCCCTTAAACCCGGGAAAAGGACGCCTGCCAATTTATATAAATCAGGGTGCGGCAAGAATGAATGTCCAGTCGTCAAATACAATAATTTTAGCCACTGGGTGGGTTGCTTCGACACTTTGGTGCCCTGGGGATATACTCATTGTCTGTGTTACTCCATTGAAAACCACTCTGATAGTAGCAGGATTACCCCATATGGAAGGATTATTGACAGGTTCATACCAGCCAGCCATACAATCTATCTGCACAGAACCACTCCAGGCTATGTGATGATATTGCCCAACATAACATTCAACTGTCTCAGGTCCAAGCCCACGGTTATCTCCTGACGTCCATACTTCGTAGACTGTGCCGCCAGGAGGTTGATATCTCCAACCAACTGTCTGCCCTAAAAATCGGGTCCCTGTATCCAAGTCGTGGTTTGGTTCAACCCATTCATAATAGATCCATAAAGAAGGATCACTGCAGCAGGTTGTGCATAGGTGACCGTCTTTACATAGGAGAACCCCATTATGTGATCTTAAAGCCATATACCCTCATTAGGAACACGGAAGTGCCGTGGTGATGGTGATCCAATCGCTTTCAGGATCTGACGAGAATACCTTCAGGGTTCTGGTTTTGACCTCAAGCTTGTCATTATAGAACCGTTCTGCGGTAATAACATCGACAGAAGTCCAAGTGTTTTCGATGATGGAAGTGATGATATTCTGAACTAACGCAGTAAGGTCAATAGTCTCCACCAAGGATGCTCCAATCATATTGACGTGAACATTTGTTTTCTGGATCTGCAAAGAAGAATCAACAGAACTGACTGCTGAAACAAGGTTGATAAAACCACCCCATTCGCCCGGGCTGGAGGCCCCCCATCCTTTCGGCAGGGCTGAGCCGAGCTCAACGGTATTACTAGTAGATTGACCGGTGATCCGTGCGGCCGCATCCAGGCAGTTTTTCCGGCCTCTGTTAGCCCGGCGCAACTCAATCATATCGTTTGCAGAAAGGTGATTCGGGGGGCCTACCTGTATAACGGTGGTACCGCTATCCAAATTGGACTGGATGCTCTGAATAACAGCCGACATGCTTGACCATTCTGGCTTGCCTCCTGAAATGAGGATCTTGTTACCAAGGCCGATTGTGCCGGTTACCTCCTCTTCAGCAATGGAAACGCTCCCCTTAAAGTGTTTGGCATTCAAGGTGTCATAGATGTACTGTGCCAGACCTTTAATGGCTTCATCACCAGGCGAAACAGAGCCGGAAACATGGCGATAGATTTTGGTGGGGCAATCTGTCGCAAGAATTTTCGTGGTGATGACCTCTCCCTTAACCTCCCTGATAACATATCCATCAGCGTTGATTAACTGATACGAAATCGTAGTCAGAACGTTGTCCGCTTCGTCATCATAACTGTATCTATTATGAGGGTTAACCTTCCGATTTCCATCATCATCAAGGATGTATTTACGCATCCAATCCTGAAGGGTTCCTTCAATAAGCTCCAGTTTCAACGAGGAAGTCCTTGTAACAGATGTGATCGTTACATTCCTGAACTTCAGGTTATTGAAAGATTTTGGATCCTGAGGGTTTGACCACTCTGGATGATGTCGTAGAAACCATTCCCGATATGGAGCATTATTCTTGCCGAAAGTAGGAATCACCGCACTATGAATGGCTTGTGTCTGTACCGTTGAACTGGAACTCCACCCGGGGAGATTGATCGTTTGAACGATGGCCCCAATTTCACGGCCGGTTGCATTTACCGGATAAACATCCCTTATAGTGGAAAGCATGGTAGCGCCTTCGATGTCATTTGATTGTTCATAAATCAGAACAACTGCTGGCACTGAACGCGATCCGACCGCAGTGAGATTAACGGACTCAATTGCCACACCAATTGAAAGTGTGACCGGCGCCAGTGACTTGCGCTCTATAAAATTGAAAATGGGGACCTCTTTTGAGTAATCAAAGTGCCCTACGGCATCAGGGATCCAGCGCGCCAGCCGGCGAATGACATCGCCACAGGACATGTCGGTGACCTCATCCCAGGGTACATAGGGCCCCGCCGCAATATCTCCCTTTGAAATGGATATGCCGCATGTTATCGCATAATCAATGACGTTCGAAATGATTGTCCCAACAGGAATGGCCTTTCCTTCCTCATCCTGGCCTAAAACGCACCGGCTTTTATATTCCCATTCAGTGACGAATTTATCATCCTCCCAATGCCCTGATTTCCAACGCTGCATATAGACCAGGCGTTCAAGTTGATCCCAGGGGCCAAGGATTTCATAGGAATGCCCCTCCTGTTTGGGATCCCCATGAACCGGAACGCGGCCACATCGCCCGGAAAAGAACGGTTTGCCATCACGCGTGACGGTCAGGGCCTGATCATAAGAGAACAGCGTTGATGCGGTAATGGATAACCCGGGGGCCTCAAACTTCAGACGATCCGTGGCCATATTTGACAGTTCACGGCTGACATTCGATAAATCACGATCTGCAAAGGTAGTACCATTGATTTTCCAGTCCATCAGTCTACCCCCCTGGCATTCTTTTCGCGTTGCTCAATTTGCTGTACTCGTTTTTCGAGAAATTGTTGGTCAGTAAGCATTTCCGCAGCAATGCCGGTAAGTCTGGAAATAACGGCGTTATTCCCGCTTCTGACGGCTTTTAATGTGCCTTCAGCATGCTTGACATCCAATTTCTCGCGTTCATTATCAGGGTCTAAACTTGATTCATTTCTTTGGGTATTAACATCATCTTCCGCTTTTCCGACTGCAATATCTTTGATTCGATTCGTGAGACTATTTTGGTTTTTGTTGATAATCAGACTTTTATTAATGGCCCTTGCTTCTGGATTAGACTGAGGTAACCCCGAGATTTCCAGTGAAGTAATCTCTTTTGAAATATCAGGAAGTTTTTGTGCATCCGTTTCTTTTTCAAAAGATTCTTTCAGCAAGGCCAGCCGCGCAGTCCGTAATTCATTTTGGCTTATCTTTTCGGCCTCCGCCTTTTTCTTTACTTGCTCATCAGCGGCCGTCTTTTCACGTTCCGCTATCGAATCAAGTGTTGACTTATAGCGAGTCCTGGCCGCAATCATTTTTTCCTCATTTGCCGTAAATTCAGCTTCAAGATCCTGGCTCATCTTTGAATTCTTGTCCTCAATGACAGGCAGGCTTTCTTTTACAGTGTTAAACCTTTCTTTCGCTGCTGCGTAATTCTTCCGGGCGAATAACTTGGATTCAGTTGATCCGTTCGCCGTAGCATTATACTGCTTTTCAGCCTCATCCATTTCATTTCGAGCTGGTTCTAAAAGGTCTTTTTCAAGGGTCCTACGCGATTTTTGCAGCAGATCATCCTTTTCAATAATATTTTGCCGAGTTTGAATGTATTTTTCCTGATTTGCGCGCAATGCGTCTTCATTAACAGCACGATCCCGCTCAAATCCCTCAGGGGTAGCTGCTGCTTCCACTGCAAGCCTTTCTGAAATAGCCGCCCTTAATAATTCTGAACGTGAGGCAAATTCATCTAATTTTGTTAAACCATTGGACAAAGACGTTTTTATGCCTTCGACTTCTTTTTTCAGGTTATCAAGTTTAATTCTATTCAATTCGTCAAAATCAGTCTTCATTTGTGCCAAGAAATTATTAGTCCGGATTTCCATTAAGGGATCAATGAGGTTGCGGCGAATTACGTCACCGATTTTCCAACCCGCCGAAAAGGCGGCAAATACAATGGTAGCTTTTGCAGCAATGGCACCAAAGGTATTCCCAAATTCAAATGCAGTTCTGGCTAACCCTCTTAATCCTTCAGTCGATCCTGACGCTGCCATTCGCAAGGCAAATGCGGCCTTGGAAGCCTTTTCCATTTCGATTCGACTTTTAGATATTCCCTCGGCTGAATCGCTGGCTGCGGAATCATGATTCTTTGTAACTATAATCAGGTTATCCAATTCTTTTTTAGCGTCGTCAATCCCCTGACTCTCCAGAATGGTCTTAATTTTGATCAGCAATTCAGAATCAGCGCTCATGATTGGCCTCGCATTTTAGAAATGATGTAGTCAGTGATGGAAGAGATTGCCGCCTCATTAATGGTGTCATCTTCAGGCAGAATGGACTTGTCCGCCGGGATCGTGGCGCTTGTTACCAGGGCGAACATCCATTTGCCACCCTCCCACGATGCAGATACAACTTCCTTGACGCCGGATTTCCGGTTTTTCTTTGTCTTGTAGGCGTAGTCATTCTTGGTCACCAGGCCGATGGGCCGTGGTTTACCACCTTTTGTCAGGCCCCAGGCGATCTCCAGATTGTTGAATTCACCGGCCCGGCGGCCGTAGGCTTCCGGATCCACGGGAATGGTCAGGTATTTACGGCCGCCTGTCGGCTTAACAACCCCTCCATAGTAATGAAGGGCGATCCCGGTACCCGTTACATGAACCTGAGCTCCATCCTCCGTTGTCTGATAGGTGACATTTCTGGCGAGATCGGCATAGTAGTGGGTTCTCTTGCCGCCAATCTTATTGGGCCGGCTGGTGTCCAGGTTTCCCAAATGATTCATCAGAAGGCGGCGTACAGCTCCGCCAGCGGCATGCTTTGCGCCGTCACTGGCCAGTTCAGACTGCATCCCCTGCAGATGTTCTTGAGCTGGACCGGATATGGTAATTGAAACAGTCATGTTGACATCAGGTAAAGGTGAGTGCGATAGTATTGGTGCTGGAGGCAACCAGTTCGGCTGCAACAAAAGAAGGCCTGACTGCGTAGCGATTGCTGAGAATAAAGCCTCATGATCGCACCTTCCTTCTAGAATAGCCGGATAGGAGCCATCCTTTCCGGCTATTCGTTTTTACGACAACAATCCTCATGTCTTCATGTTCAATGACGCGTTTTTGTGAGTCTTCCTTGTCGTGTTTGATCGTCCCTTTTGCAATTGCCGCAGGTATTTTCATCACAGCATCAGGATGCTTTTTAAGGATATGGCGAATCCCTTTCCCTGTATTCCAATCATCCGCTTTGATCCCAGGCGTGCCCCACTCAAAGTCAATTTGCCCGATTTCTTTCCTGAACATTGCCTTTGAAACGTCTGTTTGTTGGCGTAAAGCCCTTCGCATCGCCCTTTTTCCCCTGGCAATGTTATGCCGCTCACTCAGACCGCCCCCATTGGCATCAACCCAGCGGCCTAGACTGTCTCGCGGCTGTCCCTGGCTGAAATTAGCGAGAACATCAGTGCCAGCACTTCTGTTCGCCATCATATGGAAAACGCCATCCACTACCTTACCGAACGCCGAAAGGGCTTCCAGCAAGGCCGGTGCAAGATCGGTTACATCGGCTTGCACACCCTGGTTAAAGCCAACTAAGGCCGGATCCGGGGCAGCGTCGCCTGCGTCAAGCAGACCCATGTTCTCGGCCTCCAGGCGGGAGACAGCACGGATCCACATACCGGAACCGAAGTCATAGGGGGGATAGGGAAGATCGAACCGGCTGATGGTTGTCCAGATCTGATCATTCACCAGGGCAAACATGCCGGAGTCTGCATAGGGATCGCCCACGGGGATCGCTGAGGTGTTCGAACGTCCAATCTGTTGTATGGCATCATTCCAGCGCTGACCCCAGGGGCGGCGCTCTTTGCGATCCTCCAGTCGGTAGAGCTCCTGAGCCGGCCAGGCATCGAGGGCGGCGGGATCCTGTTGTTTGACATAGGCCCCATATCCCTGCGCCATCTCAACATTGGTTTTCCAGATGACTTCCAGGCGTTTATCACTGGAAAGGTCCTTTAGCGTGCCCTCCTGGCCGGCCTCGGGCTGATAGGAGATCGAATCCAAGAACTTCTTCATTTCCAAGCGGAATGTGGCCATATTGACGGAGGAGCCTGGCACGTAATTACCGGATGCATCACGCTCGCCTCCGCCCACGCCGCGGGTAATGAGGTCATAACCCTGCTGCAGGATATTCGCATTGATCACCCGGGCGGCAAAGAATGACCGCTCACGGATATCAGCGGGCAGTTGTTCAAGATCGTAGGTACCGGCGGAGGTAGGGAGGAGGGATTGTCCCTGAAGGCGCTGGAGGGCTTCGATGAAAGGTTTGGATGAAAAGGAGGGCATGGAATCATGTAAAGTGATTATTTTCTTTTCAGGAGCTTAATTGTTGATGGAATGCTCATGGTTTATTTCCTCGGGCGCTTCCTGATAAGTCGCTATGCTTTCACCAACCCCAAACAGCCAGATCTCATGAAATGGGTCATACGAAACTCTTTTACGGGAAGTCAACAGTTCAAGCCAGGCCTTCTTCAATTCCGGCTTTTTGCGCAGTTTGCTCAATGCTTTTCTTTCAATTAACGATACTGCAGAAGTGGAAATCCCCAATCGTTTGGCTACATCAGCATGAGTCATTACGGCAAAACGGTACATCTGATCATTGCGCCCGGCCTTAATATGCTGTTTCACCACGGGGACAAGATCAACTGGATCCCCAATCCACCCGTAACCACGGCCGTGAGCTGAGACGATCTTATCAATACTCCCCAGCGATTTACGAATTTCGGCGGCGTAAGTATCGACGGCTCTACCTACCATGATGTCGCAGGCTGTGGCGATCGTGTCCCGCAGGTGGATCTGGTTGGGGTTATCCATCAAATAACGCGCCATGCGTTCAGCTCGTTGAGCTAAAGGCCATCCGGATCCACCGTCAAAAATAAGCCCGATACTATTCATTACTATTCCACTGAAAATGATTCTGATTGGAACGTCATCGCCCTATCGGCATGGCTCCAAAATACGACTCGCACCTCTGGCGCAAGGGGGATGGTACAGGTTGTTACCAGTGTATTGGTTACGCCTCCCACCACGTTGGAGAAAGTGTTCATCAGGTGGAAGTTTGGATCAGCCTGAGTTAACCATCCCATGTCCCACACAGGACCACCGCCTGTTTCGAAGAACTTGAGCGTGAAATCCACTCCGTTATATAGAATGCTGCCCGTTACGGGGTATACGATATATCCACCCCGAATGGCGAAGGGATAACTCTTGACGTACTCTCCGGGCCTTAGGTTGAACGGCATATTGGTGTCGCCATTGTCAAAAGGACGCCCGTCCAGATCTGTCATCCTGAGTACGGCTTGTTCTGTGAGGATTGACCTAGCTCTTGGAGGTGACCATATAAACTCCCCGCCATATTTGGTCGCATCCCGCTGAATCCCATACCCGATACGCCTTATAAAATTGCTTCCACCATCTATTGAGAGATCCATGTGGTTTCGGAAAGATGGCCAGTAATTGGTGCGCAAGTACTCGTGATAACTATCATGCAGGGGATCTTCACCAAGCGGGCTATTGCAATTGTCGTTTGTCATGACGAAAAACCTGATGCTGTAGCAGTTTCCGTCACGCTTAAATTTTTCTTCCGGAGGGTCGATGTACACGGCTTCCGGAAACATGGGAATATTGGTGTAGTTAAAACACGTGTGACCATAAGGGCACGTGTACGTCACCTTACTTGCTGGAACTTCCGCGCTGCATGCCTCTGGAACGCCGAGGTGAAATCTTACAGGAATAACTGGCGGAGTTGAGATGCACCCTCCAATCATCACCAAGACAATAGCCAAGTAATGTCTCATTATTAATGTCTTTCAGGCTGTTCGGAAGCCAGGGCGTAGAGACGCTCGAAAGCCCGAACCAACGATGCAGCGATTCGATCGGACCCCAATTCCGGCTTAGCCTCTAAGACGGCATCGATCTCGGCATCGGTAATGACAACATCCTCAACCCGGTGGACAGCGACGGCCGTGGATAGTATCAAGGGCATAGCCTGCCCCCTGCAGACGCCATAAACGCGGGCGGTGTACTGCCTCGCCACAGGGTCATAACTCGGATTCTCCACTTGCACCGCGTCATAGACAACATTGGATGGTAGGCGTTGCGGTAACTGCTGAATTAGTATGCTCATATTTCTCCTTATGGGTGATTGGTACAAATGCCCTGCGCCGTGAATTTGTAAATATTGGTTACTCCGGCAGGGAAAACATTCGTGATTGCGAACGCGGTCATATTGGTTGGAGCTAGTGCATATCGCACGTCTGAATCTTGCCCCCGGATGGAGGTAGCACCACTGGAGCCATTTACGCTGAATCTGGTTGTGTAGCCCGCATCTTTCACCGTAATGGATCCTGAGTTGGTAATGGTGATGTCTGGAAGCATGCGAGAGTTCAGCCAGTTGGTGGCGATTGGCTCCGGGTATGCGGTACCGCCCGACATATCGCCGACATGCCGCCCCGTGAAAGCCGCATTGGTTGTGCTGAGATTGATGCCAAGCCCGGAAAGTATTCCAATTTCGATGCCATTTTGAGACCAGGCTGCCGCATAACTGCTATTGTATCCTCGGAAGAACAGCCCCCATGTGTTCGGATGCCCTTGTGGCGTCAAACTGGGAGTGGTCCGTGAGCCATCGTATAGGCGGACATTGCAGTCCAGATCGTAATTGTCCAGGGTGAGCGTGCCACTAAGCAGCCTAATCCCGTTGGTGGTAACATACCCGACCGTCTGCCCATTGATTACCCATGCGTTGGTGCCCGTAGTGACCCAGTTGCCAGGGATGCTGGTCAAGTAACCGGCATTTGCGTGGTTTCCCCAGCCGTAAGCCGTAGCGCCCGATGCGGCCATTGTCAGGACGGAGTTGGAGAAGGATGTCCATGATGGCTCTGTCTCTGCCGGCACCTGAACGTTAACCGACCACTGGCCGTTCGTGTCGCGTAGCCAGGTGGTGTTCGTCCCGTTAACGATGTACACATGGTTGCTGTTGGCCTGGCCATTGATGGAGGTGTTTGTGTACGATCCGATACCACCGCCGCTACCGCCTCCACCTACACCATCTCCTGTAATGGTGAGAACGGCTGTATGCGGTCCCGTCCGGTTTATGCTGCCGAAGCCCGCTACAGTCAAATTGGTAATTGCCTGTTCAACGTCGGGATAGTTCAACAACCCGCGCACAGTGAGATTATTCACGTCTAAGTTTCCGGAACCATCTCTCATTGACGCCAGAGATGTCCGGATGTCGGATATCTCATAACCACTGATAAAAGGAGCAAAACCCGGGTTTAATAGTTGCACGGTAGCGAAATCCAGTTGCCAGATTGGCTGCAATGTATTGGTAGTGGCGTTGTAGCCAATATTGTCCGTAAGGATCCAAGTTCCTCTGGCCCGGTTCATTGATGTCGTAGCAGATGTTACCACCACATCCCATATGTATGAACTAGTGGGGAGTTCATTCGATGAACGCCAGGGAACAATGATCGCGCCGTTTGTGCGATTTAGAAATGAGGCTTCAATTGTGTAAACATTGGTGGACCCTGCTGCCTTATAATTAAAAAAAGCGGCATAGGCATGCGTCAGGTCAACTGGCATTCCATAATCGAAAAAATAGAGTTGCAAATCAACGGACTCACCACGGCGGCAGCCAGTGATGATTTGAGTCGGACGTGATCGCTCGATCTCATAACGCATCGGCGTTGGTATCGTATCGGCCAATATCAAAGAGTTCCCCGCCAAAGTCATCCCGACAACCAGCCAAACGACCAGTTTAGCCAGGATAGTTGGAAAAGGAATTATACTGCTGACTTGGCGGAGATTCATTGGAGCACCCGATTGGTAACAGCATATCCCCTCACGAACTCAAGGACATTGGTAATGCCGCCCATGATATTCGTTATGAAACCAGACCAGGTGACTGCAGGTGCAGGCGGCGCAAATTGGTTGGTAGCCGGGCCGGATATGCGGGCAAGTGTGGCGGTTCCGCCGTCTAAATATGATACCCAGTTGGTTTGCCGGGAGCCTAACTCAGCAATATAAAATGTTCCTGTGCCGTGATAAGCTTGGAAGGTTATTCCGGTATAGGGGCCTAATCTGTTTGTCGCGCTAAAATAAGACGATTCAGGGCTATGATTACAGGCTCCCCATGAACCCTCAGTATCCAAATAAATCGTGGACGGTGGCGAGCTGTTAGTATTATACCAGGTTTCTGTCCGCCCCAAAATATTGTCAAGCATGTAAATAGTTCCAATGGGCGGGCCGTTATAATTCACGCCGTTGGTGGACGATACAACCAGATTCGTGATCTGATTGATAATCATCCGCCACTGTGCGGGACTGAAGTTAGTCGAATCAGTCGCCGCTGCAGTCCCAAACGGTGTCGACACCCCATCGATTATGCCGTTTGATGCAGTTCCGGAAAGAGCGGCGTAGTCAGAGTTTGTGGCATGATTCACTGAGTGTAACGCCAGTACCATGTTGCTAACCGCAGCCACCGCACCTGTAGAAGCCTTAGTCCCCATCTGGGCACTGACACCGGCAACGGTGCCGCTTAAGGTCGCCACAGATCCCGTGGTGGCATAGCCTGGCAACAGAGCATTAATAGCAGTCACGTCTCCTGTCCTGGCATAGCCGGACATTCCCTCGCCCGTTATCTGGCCATCAACCTGCAGCGGCACATGGATCGCCATTACCGTTCCGGTGGACCCGGTTTCATTAGATGCACTCACCCGGTAAAAGGCCGGCGAGTTCGTCACGGCCGGAAAACTCAGTGTGTACTGGCCATTCGTCAGATTGGGATAGGAACTGCTGAACTGATTCGTGGTGAGCGTCATCCAGTTGGTAAAACCGGCATCAGAGGTCCATTGCGGGTATGGCCGCCATCCGCTCGATCCCGTCACGCGCAGGGTCGCCTGCGTGCCCGTGAGCGCGAAATACGTGATCTGGGGGTATACAACCCCACCACCTATAACGTCCCACACCGGCTGGCCGCCAAACGTCAGGCTTAATGTGTCGTTGGATACGGCCAGGGTATAGCGCGGATCCAGATTGAGCGCCTGGCCGGCCAGGTTGACCGCCTGAATTGCCTGGTGAGCGGCCCAGGTACTGGGACTCAGCGCCGACACCATCACCGCGGCAATGCGATTGTCAAGGGTTTGCAGGTTCACTGCATCACGGTTGCCGATGGGATCATCAACCTCTGTGACTACACCTGCAAAATCGTTTGTCGCTCCGATCCGCGCGGGAAACTGATGCCCCCAGATCATGACGCGATCAAGCAGGGCCGTGTTTGTGCCAAAACCAGGAACAGTTGTTTCGGCCGTAAATCTCAGGCGGTATCCATTCGCCGATATCCGGAGATCGGAGAGAGTCGTCAATTGCACCCAATCCGCATCATTGGTCGTATATTCGACCACTCCCTGCAGGGAAACCAGACTTGCCCAGGTCTCCGAGATCCCGGCGATCCCGCGCCAGGTTATCAAGGGCGACAACAAACTGTTATTCGCCAGGTTGCATGTCCCGTTTGTGACCACGGCCGTAGATGTCCAGCCCCCGGCATTTGTCCAGGTAATGCCATCAGCAGTACCCCAGCCTGAGAAAGTCTCATCATAAATTAAAATCGGAGGGTTAACCAAAGCAAGCCCGTTGCTGGCGTAAAATCCCGTAGGAGCTGACACAAACCCGTTTGAATTGACCATAACCGTTCCGCCCACTGCCGCGGGAAGGGTATTGGTACTGGCATGTCCAGGGAAAGCCAGGAAGAACATCAGCACAAACGCTAAGATTCCTAACAAAGCAATGAATTTCGAATACTTCCTCATGATTGACCCGCTCCATGTTTGATTTGCTCAATACCGTCTTCACCTTCAAGCCAGATGGGATGAAATTTCGATGTGGTCCGGTTGTAAAGTTGCAGATCGCCGTTAGAGATGCGGAACGTGGGGGCCGCCATGGGTACAACAGCCAGATCGTTCTGGGCCCCATCCTCTTCAACTTCCAGATTGCAGCCGCCCCAGGTAATACGCCGCGCCGGGGTGTCAGTGGTAACCGCATGGATCACCAGCCAGAACGTTCTCTTCTGCTGCAGGGTATTATCCCCATCAAGCGGTAATTGCGTTTCCGCATAGGTAAGTTCAAATAGGGCGTGATATTTGTCTTCCGCCCCGGTCACCCAGTCATTTGCGGTCAGGGTTCCGTGCAGGGCAGCTGCCAATATCACTTTCTGCAAGAGGGGCCCGCCCGACCTGGAACCGTTATGAATCTCAAGATAGAGGCTGGCGATGTTGCTGATGTCCGTCTTTAAGACGCCATCGACGAACAAGCCAACCTCCACCTGCAGGGAGGTCCCGCGCCAGATCAACGCTGTAGATCCGGAAATAATATCGTTTACCGGCGTGTGAGATTTGCTGTCAGGCGCGATCCGGATGCGGTGTCTTGCGAAAGTCGTCATGATATGGAGCCTCCTACAATGCTGAACTCCGCCCTTACCAAAATACCAATGTGCGTGAGTTTAATATCCTGCAGCGCGGTGTTATTGATTTTGATCTGTGATGTGCCGCCATCCGTCGAAACTGACATAACCAACTGGGTGCCGCGCTTACAGGTGGCATAGAATTGGATGATGAACGCCTCAGCCGCCTGAATGGTGCCGCAATCGCGACTGCACTTGAATGAGACCGCAATGCGGTGATTCTTCCGGTTCCACACCTTGACTGCTGCTGCCCGCAAAAACCCCTGGACCTGCGCTTCAATTTGTCCATCAAGCGTGAGTCCATCCGGTCCCATCCACAGGTTCTGCCCCTTGGCAGATCCATCACAAAGGATGGTTTCCCCCAGGTTGGCACCGGATTCGGATAACTCTTTGATGGTGATGCGCATGAGTTTTCAAGGGATCAGGCAACCATTCCGATACTGAACAAGGCATTCGATGCCCCGGCGGTGAGCCCGCGCGCACTCATCAAATCAAGTTCCTCAACGCGATCGCCGACACCATACCGGTGCGGTGCCTCCGAAAGGATCATGTCGTTAAGGGTTACGGTCGGGTTCCCTGAGCCTCCGGAGATCACCAGGTTGGCCTTGTTGGCAGTAGCCGACATACCCCGGGCGGCTCCGGTGCCCTGGAATGTCGCCATCAGGGCATGCAGATTCGTCACCGTGATACCAATGGGATTGCACTTGGCCGAGATTTTAGCCTGGCCGTTGAAGATATGATCAAAGATCCCAACCGAATCTTCTTCCTGCGGCTCAATGCCCACGTCAAAGTTGATCGTCCAGCCGGATTTCGTCTTGATGCCGTTCCAGGGGGCAGCAAGTGAGCCCAGCACGCCCGTATAGACCACCGTCTTGACGCCAGTGGCAGCCAGACCGGTATCGCTGAAGGCGGCATCTGCAACAGCCGAGAAGTGTTCCGCAACCGACCAGGCCGCATTGTTCACGCCAATGGCCGTGAACGTCACCTGGCCGAATACCGTCTTTGTGGCCCCCAATGACAAATCGGGCATTTTGCTCACAAAAGCGTTCTTGTAGGTGCATTTCTCCTTGCCGTTATAGGGATGGATCACCAGATCCTTATCCGTTGCCGGCATGGCGGTTGCCCCCACTATCGCGGCGGAATGGGGAAAGAGCACACCCAGGATCCCGCTGGAGACCTCGCCGTGCGGCGTGAAGGTGATTTCCGTCACAACCTGCTTGATGCGCTGGTCAATGGCACCAAATCCCGAGGCCTGGATATCAAACAACTCCAGGCGGGTCCGGACTTTGATGTCGTCTTTGGCGTAGAGCGTCACGCTGTTGTAGGTGATGATGGCGGGGCCGCGAATGATGGTGGTATCGGTTCTGCTGATAGGCATGGGGATCTCCTGATTACGGGGTTTCTGTTAGTTCAAGTACTGGAAGGTTAAGGGAGGTCTGCGCAGAGACATCCCAGATTAAAGAATTGTCGTCGGGAATACGTTTCGCTGTCTTCAAAACAATGACACATTCACGATAGGTGAAATGCTGCAGGCGTCTCATAACGCGGGTTGCAAGCATGGAGGCGGTCTTTTGAGTGCCGTTAGGGCCTCTGTTGATGAGCGGGTTTTCAATCACCCGGATCACCACGGGAACGTTATCGCTGAAAATGCCAGGACAATCAGACGCCACCGATCCAAACACAGGCAAAACAACGATCATGCACACGCCCTTAAGCGATCCCAGGGACTGGTTGATGCGTTGTTCAATGTCAGAGGGCGTCTTGTTCATACTCTCAGCCGACATGTCATCAGGGGTATAGACATCGATCCCGCTGAAAAACGGGTCTGCAATCAGATGCGCGCGCACGGCGTTCTGCAGGTCCGTCACAATGCTGTCAGTCTCGAAAGTAACCGGCATCAGATTCCCTCCTGATTTTCAGGGGCATACACAAGAACCTTGCTGTTGTTGAACCTGGGCGAAGCAGCGCCGGCTTGTTCATCAGCCGCAACGGTGGGCTCCTCCACCATGAATTTCTTGGCCGCAACCTGTTCAAGCAGCCGCAGGGCATCTTCATATTCCTTGATGCGGGCCTCAGTCAGGAGGCTGGCAACTGGCAGCCTGGAGCAAAGCCGGTACCGGATGAGATTGAGCGTGGCCCCTTTGAGTTTGCCAGGGATTGTCCCCTCGGCTCCCAGGGTAAAGCCACCGGCGGCGACATAGCCGCGCACCTCATCAATGGCCTGGGCGACAATCTCCGGCGTCGGGTCAACCTGGCCGTCAGCCAGTGCCGCGCTTTGAAGCGCGTTCAGCTCAGCGCCTGCCAGGCGTGACTTGATATCGTCGGTTGTGATTGTGTTCCAGGCCATTGTATTTAACCTTTGAGATGATCGTTATTGCTGAACTTCGTATTCAACCATCACGGTCGACCCGGTTGAAATGTCGGAGCTATACGCCAGTTTATCCCCGTATTTCAGGAAAGCGGCCGTGAAACTTGCGGTGTTACCCGCGCTCGCTAAAACAGCCACAGTTCCCACTGTCTGTGTATAGGTGTTATCCGAGGTAATCCTGGTAACCGCAACGTTGTTGGATGCGACCAGAGGGTTGATAACCCAGATCCGCTTCAATTCAATTGCGGAGTACTTCCAGGTATTCGTCCAGACGCCACTGCCGGTTGAAGTCCCGATCGTGACGACAGAGCGATCATAGACAGACGCGGCATACACCGCGACGGTCATGATGGAGAGCAGAACCATAAGGGCCAAAACAAACTTGAAGATCTTTTTCACGTGATAATCCTTTTTTATGAGATGTGGTTATGTAACAGCCGGGCGCTATTCACGCCCGGCCATCACGGTTAATCAGTCGTTTGCACCAACAACGTCCAGGCGTTTGCACAGTTTGCTTGAGACAACCTGCACGTCGCTGGTCCAGTCATTCTCCAGCCAGTCCAGATGCGGCTCCTGGCGATACCCGTAAACCTCGGTGAAGAGGGACGCGCTGGGCGCGAAGCACTTCGCAAAGGACGGGTCATACACCGTCGCCGTGGGGCTGTTGAAGAACGCCAGCACGGAGCCGCCCAGGGCACCCTGAATGGTCGCACCGGCATTGCCGAGCCCGCCACCAGCCAAAACCGAGGTCTCCACGATCTCAATCTTGATGTTCGGGTTAACGAACATAGCTTTCAGGCGGTCCGGGGTCACCGCGGCGATATCTGCCCCGGGCATGCGGGCGAGAATCTTCGGGTTGCTGGCCAGCACGCACCAGGCCCCGAAATCCATCGCAATGGTGTTCGGCACAATGCCACTGGATTTCCAGACCGCCTTGATCAACGCATTGAGCTCGGCAATCGGATCCACATTGGCCTCATTCCATTTTCCCAGCCCGGCGGTCGCCGCAACGGCAGCCTTGATAACCGAGAGAACCTGGCTCAAATGCGACACCAGGCAATTCACGGTCAACGTCCGGGTCTTCGCCTGTTCGAGCAACGCGGTGTTTCCACCAGCCTGCGCCCTCTCGAAATCATCGATCGAAATCCGCAATCCGGACGGGGCGGCGTTGTAATTCGCCGTGCTCCCCAGGAACTCGATCGCCGATGCCTGGGCACCAACTGCGCGGCGCGAAACAGACGCGGCATACGCCTTGAAGGCCTGCGTATCCTCAAAGATGTTATAAAGCCCGGACGTACCACCGGTGGGAACCGTGGGAGCCAGGAGATCGATGATGCGGCGGACCGCCACGATATCCTGGGTGAGACCGAACGCATACGCGGTCAGGTCGGCGCGAACAATTGCACTGTTAGGACGTGTCATGTTATTTACCTATTTTCTCTTTTAATGGG